CTCGTTTTTTTCTTTCGAAACGGCCGGACCCGGCCCGATACCGGGCTGCTTGCTGCGGTTAGCGGGTGATCGGTTCTAGATGGCACGGGCTCGAGGCCGAATCGAACAAGCGCTCGAGAATGAGCTCGGCGGGCTCGGCCGTGACCAGATCGGCGCCGCCGAGCGGGCCGCGTTGCGGGCTCAGGCTCGAGCGGTCGATATCGCCGAGGCCCTCGTCGACCCGCATCTCGTGACCGAGGCTAACCGTGGCTATCTCGAGCTCCGAACGGCCGCCGGCCTTAGCGCCGCCGTCGCCCTCAAGCCGACCGACGCCTTCGAAACTCTCTTGGCCGACCTGGCGCGGCCCGGCGCCGGCGCTAGCGACTCCCCGCACCCCTAGCCGCGCTACCTACGGCGGCGCCGTCGGGAAGATGGCCGCCGCCCTCGGCCGGCCGTTCATGCCGTGGCAAAGCTACGTGGCCGACGTCGCCCTCGAGGTCGACGAGCGCGGCCGGTTCGTGTATAAGGCGGTCGATATCACGGTGCCGCGCCAGTCCGGCAAGACGACGCTTGACGGCGCCGCCATGTCGCATCGGGCGCTCGTCATCCCGGCCGGCCGTTGTTGGTTCACCATGCAGTCCGGGAAGGATGCCGTCGATTGGTTGCTTAACGAGTTCTGGCCGCTGCTGGCGCCGCTCGGCGCCGAGGTCAAGTTGCGGCGGATGGCCGGATCGGAACATATCCAGTGGCGCCGCTCGGGCGGGCTGATCCGCCCGTTTCCGCCGACGAAAGAAAGCCTTCACTCGAAAGTTTCCGACCTGGTGGTCGTCGACGAATGCTGGAAATTCGACCTCGTGACCGGCGCCGCCATCGACCAGGGAATCGTGCCGACGCAGGCGACGCGCCCGAACGCGCAAGTGTGGAAAGTCTCGACGGCCGGCGACGCCGGCTCGACCTGGTGGCTCGGGACCGTGGAGCGTGGCCGGGCGGCGGCGGCCGCCGGCCGTACTGACGGCGTGGCCTACTTCGAATGGAGCTGTCCCGACGGGATGGATCCGTGCGACCCGGAATCGTGGCCGCACTATCACCCGGCCTACGGGCGGACGATCGGCGCCGAGGCGATGCAGGCGGCGCTCGACGAGCTCGGCCCGGACGGGTTCACCCGCGCCTACGGCAACAGGTGGGTTTCGACCGTCGCCCGGGTGATCCCGCTCGAGGCTTGGCGGGCGGCCCGCGAGGACCCGGCGCCGCTGCCGGCGCCCGGGACGCTGGCGCTCGCCTTCGACGTGGCCGTCGACCGTTCCGACGCCGCGATCGTGGCGGCGTGGCGCGACGAGCTCGGCGTCGCTCACTTCGAAGTCGCCGACCACCGGGCCGGTACCGGCTGGCTCGCCGAGCGGTTCGCCGAGCTCGTCGACCGCTGGCGGCCGGTGGCGGTCGGATTCGACGAGGCGGGCCCGGCGCTCGACGTCGCCGACACGCTACGGCGGGCCGACCTCGAGCTCGTCGGGCTCAAGGCTCGCGAGTACTCGGCGGCGTGCGCCGGGCTGCTCGAGGCGCTCACCGCGGACCCGCCGGCGGCCCGCTACCGGCCGCACCCGGCGCTCGACGCCGCCGCGACCGACGCCGGCCGGCGGGCCCTCGGCGACGCGTGGGCATGGTCGCGCCGCCAGTCGGCCGGCTCTATCGCCGCCCTGACCGCCGCCACCGTGGCGATATGGACTTTCGACCATGCGCCGGCGCTCGGCGAGTTCCGGATCTGGTGACATTCGCGGGTATGGCATACCCGGGTATGTCACACCGCTCCGCGGCCGGGTGGTTACCGGGCGGTAGCCTTCGCGGGAATGTCGCTCGTGGCGCCGTACACGATGGGCCGAGCTGTGGTGCGCGGGGATGGCGGCGGGATCATCCCGCCGCCGTCGGCCGGCTATAGCCTGCCGGGCCCGTTCGTGTACGACGCCAGCTCGGCGCGCCGGGTGCCGGCGGTCGGCCGGGCCCTGCTGCTTTACGGCGGTATGTGCAAGCAGATGGAGCTCGAGCTCGTCCGGGGCGGCCAGCCGGCCGGGACGCCGCGGCTGCTGGCGGCGCCGGACCCGACCGAAGGCGGCCCGTGGTTCATTCAATGCAACGTGGAGGACTACCTGCTCAACGGCAACGCGGTGGCGCTGGCGACGGTCCGCGGCGCCGACGGCTGGCCGCTGGCGTGCAAGTGGCTGCCGGCCGCCGGCGTCGGGATCTCGCCCTACCCGGGCGCCGACGGCTACCGCTATTCCTACCTCGGGCAGATCCTGCCGACCGAGGACGTCATACACGTGAAGCGCGGCGCCGACCGCTACTGGCCGGTGCGCGGCGTCGGCGTGGTGGAGGAATACCTCTCCACGCTCGACCGGGTGGCAATGGAGGAAGAATACGAGCGGTCGGCGCTGGCCGGCGGCGCGGTGCCGTCGGTCGCGGTGATCGCGCCGCAACGGGAGCTCACCGAGGAAACCGCCGGGGCGGCGAAAAAACAATGGGTCGCCGAGTTCGCCGGCCCGGCCCGCGAGCCGGTGATCCTGCCGAACGGAACCGAGGTAATACCGCTCGCCTGGTCGCCGACCGATACCCAGTTAATCGAGGCCCGAAAACTGTCGCTGCAGGACGTGGCGAACATGTTCAACCTCGACGGCTACTGGCTCGGCGCCCCCTCGTCGGCGATGACGTACCGCACCGCCGGCCCGCAATATCAAACCCTGTTGCGAACCTCGCTCGAGCCGGTGCTCGTCGACTTCGAGGCGGTCTGGTCTGACGCCTGGCTACCTCGCGGGTCGGTCGTGCGGTTCCGGCGGGCGAAACTGCTCCGCGAGGACCTGGCGACGACGGTCACGGCGCTGGTCGCCGCCGTCGGCGCCAACATTCTGACCATCGACGAGGCCCGCGAGGAACTCGGCCGACCGCCGCTCGACGCCGCCCTCGGCGCCGGCGCCGGCGCCATCACCCCGGACATATCGGGAGGGGAAGCAGCATGATTACCTTTCACGCCACGCCATCGAAACCGGGCCCGGACGGCAACGGCGAGGCCCGCCGCATGTGGGCGGCCGAGCTGCGCGACGTGCAGACGACCGGCCGGCCGTACCGCTACCTCGAGGGGCGGGCCGTGCCGTATGACGTGGCCGGCGATATCGGCTGGTACGTGGAGACGCACGCGTTCGGGTCGCTCAAGAAGTCGACCCGGGAAGGCGCCAAGAACGCGCCGCTGCTGCTCGGGCACGCGAACCGCGATATGCAGGCGATCGCCGGGCACGCCGAGGAATGGCGCCACGAGGCCGACGGGCTCCACGGCGTGTGGAAGCTGAACGATTCCGAAGGCGCCCAACGGGCCGGGCAGCTCGTCGACGGCGGCGACCTGGCCGGCCTATCGATCGGGTTTCAACCGATCCTGTCGACGTGGGATCTGGTCGACTTCGACGAATGGGATCCCGACCTCGGCCCCGACCATAAGGACCGGGTGACCCGGCTCGAGTCCCGGCTGCTCGAGGTATCGCTCGTGCCGACGCCGGCCTTCGCCGAGGCGGCCGTGACCGCCATACGGGCCGCCACGGTCTACACCCGGGCGGCCCGGCTGCCCTATCTCGGCGAGCTCGAGGTCGACGCCTGGCGGGCCCGGGCGGCGATGGTCCGCGCCGGCGGACATTTCACCCGGTAGCATCCGCGCCGCGAACAGACGCGGCCGAACCGCCACGGCGGCCGGCGGCCGGGCCGGGCTCGAGCTCACCCGGGCGCCACCGACGGGACATTCGAGCGACCAGCACTCGAGCGACCCGACGTGTCCTACCCCGACGTGGAGGTTTACCCATGAATGCAGTTCTCGAGCGGCTACGCGACCAGCGGGCCGAACAGCTCAACACAATCGACGCCATCCTCGCTCAAGTCGTCGACCGCGACCTCGTCGACGCCGAGCGCAATCTGCTCGAGGCGGCCCGCCAGCGGGTTATCGAAATCGACGCCCAGATCGAACCGCTCGAGGCCTTCGAGGCGCTCCGGGCCGCGCACGCCGACCGGGTGGGCAACCTGCCGGCCCCTCGAGGCGAGCTCACGAGCGGCGAGCCGCGCCGGCTCGACGGCGCCGACCGGGCCCCGGTCTACCCGTCGCCGGGCGCCTACCTCGTCGACCTGATCCGGGCCGGCGGGTTTATGGATCGGATGGGCGGCCCGCCCGACTCGCACGCCGCGGCCCGCATCGAGCAGGTTCGCATTACGAATCAGACCACCGCCAATACGCCCGGGATTCTGCCGACGCCGATCGTCGGGCCGATCGTGTCACTGATCGACGCCATGCGGCCGCTGTTGACGTCGCTCGGCGTGAAACCGCTCGGCGGGATACCCGGGCTCACGTTCTCCCGGCCGAAGGTAACGCAGCATGTCACCGTGGCCCGCCAGATGACAGAGAAAACCGAGCTCTCGAGCCGGAACATGGTTATTTCCCCGGTTAACTTCCCGAAGCACACCTACGGCGGGACGGTCGACATATCCCGGCAAGATATCGACTGGACCTCGCCGAGCGCGTGGGATGCGCTGATTCAGGACCTCGCCGACGTGTACTCAGAACAGACCGAGACTGCGATCGCGGCCGCGTTCCGTACCGTGGCGATCGCCAACCTGGCCGAGGTCGTCGACGACGACACGCTGCTCGCGTGGGCCCTGGCCCTCTACGCGGCGGCGGCCCGGTCCTACGCGGCGGCGAAGAAAATGCCGGACCGGATCTGGTGCTCGCTCGACGTGTGGGCCGTGCTCGGCGCCCTAACCGATATCGCTCGGCTCGTGTTTCCGCCCGGCGCCGGCCCGGGCACGGCCGAGCTCGGCACCTTTCAAGGCGACGTGCTCGGCCTGCCCAGAATCGTGGTCCCGACCTTCGCGGCCGGAACCCTGGTGATCGGCAACAGCACCGTGTACGAGGTTTACGAGGAAGTGATCGGGCTCCTGTCCGTGATCGAACCGTCGATCCTCGGCGTGACCGTCGCCTACGGCGGTTACGTGGCGCACGCCGCCCTCGAGGGTACGGCGCTCATCCCGGTCACCCCGCCGGCGGCCGCCCTGGCTCGGCTGACCCGGCTGAACGAAACCATGAAGGCGCTCGGCCTGGCCGGCAACGACGAGGTACCCGCCGAGGCGGCCGCCGAGGCGGCGCCGAAGGGCTCTAACAAGAGCTGATGGCGTGGGTCCTAGTACCGGGTGGCAGTTGGGGGTCGGCGACGACCGATAACCCGCCCACCGACCTGCCCCCGGTACTGGCCCGGCCGGGCTCGTGGCAGATGGCCCGGGCCCGGGCTATGGTGCGCCGCGATTCGTGGCCGCTGCTGCGGCCGCTCGGCCCGCCGCCGTCGATCCAGTCGGTATTGCCGGGGCAAGGGCCGGCCGCCGGCGGTACTCAGACCGCCGTGCTCCGCGACAC